TGGACACGCCTCTTTCTATCATAACTTCAGCTTTTCTACCTGGGTGAGTTAAGTGTCTTGAATCAGAAGTATCTTCTTCTATTTCAAGAGCGTCAATTTCTTTTATTAAATTTTTTGTACCGGCTGTGATGTAGTAATCGCTTGAACTTTGCGGTATTGCTCTTGCTTGTGGGCCGGTTCCACCTAATTCTTTTTGTGATATATCTTGATTTACCTTTTTATAGGTATCTTCTAGAAATAACATATAATTTGCTTGAGTTTTTACAACAGCTGTTAATTTATCTTGTAGTTGTCCAAATACTTCAAATAGTCTAGGATGAGTATTTCCTTGATTAATTTCTTCAGCAATTTTTTCAATTGCCATTCGAATGGTTTTTAATTGAAAGAAAATATTTTGAATACTTGAATTATCAAGAACCTGTTTCTGTTTAATATATTCATGCTTGTCTAGTACGCCAAGATCAACATAAAACGAAAGAAGAGAGTCGGTAATATTTTTAGCCTGCTTTTCAAAACCTGCATTCATTTCAATAAAATCCAATGGAGGTGCTGCTGCAATTTCAGCAAGTTGCTCATCAATATTATCGTCTTCCTGATTAGGTCCACCTGAGTAGCTACTCAATAGTGATTCAAGTTCGCCCTTAATTTGAGCCTTTTTTTCCTTTGAGAATACTGGTCCAGCCATACATTAGTTTAGTCGATTTTCATTCTTATCTAGCGCTGGATTTGCAAATATTTTAATTTGTTTAACTGCCTCAATATGCTCGTATATGTAAGCTTCAATATATGCAATAAACGAATCTAGTATTGGGTTTGCTCCAAACATTTGATTTGAAAGGACTCGCTTCATTAAGTTATCTTTATACATATAACCTAAATGAAGACGTTTGTCTTTTCTATTATACACCTTTTGGTATAGAGAGTTTCTTATCATATAATTCCAGTATTTTTACGAGCAACTTGTGCTTTAATTGAAATATTTAGTGCGCCTAGTGCCGAGTCGGATAAACCTTCGGCATACTTATTACCTTGAGAATCAGTCCAACCTCCACGTACTACTGGAAATTCGTCTAACCCAATAATAATATCGTTAAAATCATCAAGCCCTACTAGAGTTTCACTTGCTGGATTTGCAGTTCTATAAAGTTCATTAAGCTCGCTTAGCATATTAATACTAACTGAATCAACTCCATTAATTGCTTCAACTACTGTAATTAAATCACTTTTTGGAACACGATCTTGGCGTTTTAATTTAATGAAATATTTACCTAGAGCATCAGCAATATCAGACTTAACAATATCTTGAGAAACATCATCAAACGCAATAATACTTAGATTAATAATGTATCTGGTAATTTTTGGATCAACTATTTTTAAGTCAGTTGAAATCATTTTTGTTCCAGATTTTTCAACATATTTCATTAACTCGTTCTTTTGAAAATTTGTTAACTTAAAATTGCTGATTGGTAAATTAAAATAATCAGTTCCATTTTTAAACATTTGGGTAACATCTGGTACTAAGAATAAATTAATCATTCTAGAATCTAGGATATTGCCAGTTGAATCTTGATCTAGAAATACTTTAATTGTTGAAAACATTTGCATTTTTTGCAATAGAACTTCATAATTATCTAGATTAACTAGTGCAAAACTTTTTGATGCTCGCGGTGCAATTAATCGGGTTAAGGTAGGATCCTCTGGGTCTACTCCAAAATTTGGAGCACTTATTGTTACAATTGTAAAATAGTCACTCATTATAATTTCTTCCCCAATTGGAGAAAATCCAGTATCAACAAAAGAAAATACTACTTGTGCATTATTATCAACTTTAACATTGCCAGAAGAACCGTCAGTATTTAAGTATTCAACCACAATGGTTGACCCGGTATTTGGAATTTTACCAAATGATCCATTACCAAAATAGATGTCTAATCCATTTGTTATACCGGTTTTTGCAAGAAAACCTTTTGCTCCTCTTGGAATATCTAATAAGGACTCGTATTTGGTCCATTTCTCTCCATTAACGTATACATTAACGATAAAATTATCAATATAAAAATTGTTTGGTGCTCCCATTTGATAGCTTTCAAATGCAATACCTTTTGCTGTAAATGTTTGGGATTCAATTTGGCCTTGACGAATACTAAAAATTGCAGTAGTTTCTGCACCACTTAGTGCAAGTCTAACTTCTTCTTGAGTAAGTTCAATTGCATAGGTAAGTCCATTATTTTCACAACGAACTCTAAATAGGTTATTAAGCACAACTTTAGTGGCCGGCGCTGTAATATTGGGTTTTCTAACAAGTCGGATTTGACCAGTTGCACCAATTGCTCTACTTGGGTTATGGCCAGCCAAAGTGGCTAATGAATAGATTGATGAAACTCGACTTGCTTCATTTATATTTAGTTCAGTAATTGAGTCTTCAATATAATAAAAAATAAGTTGACTTAAGTTTTCTACAACAATTAATAGCTGCCCAAATGGAGAAGCTGCAGTAAATACAGAACGACTCTGTTTAAACTTTGTTTGTAAGAACTGTATAGTTTCGCTAAGAATATCTCTAACTCGTATATTTAAACTAGTAAAGAGCCTTAGACTGGTATTTTGTTTAGTAAGGTTTGCCATTTAAGGAGTAGCTTCTTTTAGGTTATTTATCAGCAGAGTAAAACGTTTATGAAAGAGACCACCTGTATAAATAATTAGGTATAATAGTTATTATATGGGGATAACCGGTTTTGACAGAAATTATCGGTTACGCTTGCACGCCGAGGATGATGCTAAGACTCGTTAAAATGTATTACAAACAATAAGTGGCAACACTACTTTCTGGAGCCTAGTTAACCAAGGCGTTAACACTCCTGTTACTGAAGAGCTTTTAGCTGCATAAGTAACCAAGCGGCAACTGCTTGACTAACCAAAGTTGCAAAACCAGCATGGCGTAGCGGCCAAGTCGAACCGTTACCGACTTTAACTTTAAGTCGTTAAAGAATAAGATATTTCGTCCAATTAGAAAAATGGACTAAGCGTGTAAATGAAAGTTTAATTAGAGGTTTTTTGGACGGCGGTTCGATTCCGCCTATCTCCACCACAAAAAGGTATCCAGCATTGGGTACCTTTTTTATTTTCTAAGAGTTGAGTCTGGACATAAATAAATAAACCAGATGAAAACATTAAACACAGACGATATTTTTCTAAGAAATTTAACAATTGCCTTGCTTGATTTGTTAAACGGAGAAATGGAGATTATTATTGCAAGGAATGATCATAATGAAACTTTTAAAGTTCCATTTCTTTATAATTATGGAACAGATGAAGGCTTCTTAAAGGATTTTTATATTGGCCTGCCAGATAACTGTCGCATTCCAGCAGCAGAAGGCACCTATGATATTATTCCTAGAGGAATTGTAACTTTGTCAAGCTTCCAAGTTAAACCTTCTGATATTACAAATAAGTTTGTTAGGGGTAGTTTTACTGAACCTGAAAGAGGAGAAAATGATGAAAATATCCTAACTGGCTATTCAGCTCAGCTATTTTCTTTTCCAATGTCAATTAAATTCGATATTAAAATTATTTGTGATAACTTAAATAAAGCATTTAAGATTGCTGAAAATATGTTACATATTTTTTATTCAAACCGGGTAATGTATTTTCAATATCACGGAGTAAGAATTCCTGCTCAATTTCAATTTCCGGCAAATGAAACAGTTGATAAGACTTATAAGTTTACAATGCTTGAAAATAATAAACTAAACGTTATTTTATCAGTTGACGTTGAGACATATTTACCTAGTTTTGAACATACTTCTAAACGTAAAAGTTCAAATGTTATTGAAAGATTTGAAGTTAATCGTAAAGGCCCAGGTGGTGATAAATTAACTAAAACTGAATGGGTTGATCAAAACAGTCCAAATACTTAAAATAATAAAATAAACAAATGTCAACTTCAAAATCATTTGCATACAATACAGGTTCTCCAATTGCTGGAACTGACCAAGTTGGAGATCTAGCAATTAGCGTAGACGCCCAAGATTACACAACTTCACCTGGTGGAGTTCAATGGTGGCAAGGTCCTGATGAAGATTTGGGATATGTTATTGCGTATTCGCAGCCTGATGGACTACACCCAACTCCAATATTCGGTACAACTGCATCAGTTGGATTTAATAGAGCAACCTCATTGACCGAAGCAGCTTTCATTAACGTTGCAAATAGCGTAAGCGGCCAAGTTTTTATAAGCGGCAATGCTGCAAGTACCTGGTTAACTGATAACGGATATTGGAATAATTGGTCAAGTTTTGGAAGTTCAGGATTTCAATGGATGACAATTAGTTCAGTTACCGGAAGTTCAGCATCAGGAGTAGGTCAAAACTCAATTGGAATTACAATTAGTCAAAGCGCTGGAGGTATGGAACAGCATACTGGTATGTATGCGGCAAATACATTCCCAGAAGAATATGGAGTACCGTTTGATGGTATTCAAATTTTAAATCAATCAGCTGGAATATTTACAGCAATATTTAGCCAACCTGTTACAGATCCATTGGTTGCATTTGCCAGCGTAGGTAATCCTGGATTACAGGTGCCAGTTCAAGTATCTGCGCCATTTACTCCAATTTGGGAAACTGCTACCACTTATCAAAATGCAGTTAATGGAACTCAATACACTCAGTTTACTGGACAAGAAGGATATAATATTATTCGAATAGACGGTACCGTAAGTATGGTAAGTTTTAATTACACCGTGTCGGAATACTATTGTACAGTTTGCTTTGGATTTGTTGATCAAAATGCATAATTAGTCAAAATCTAATTCCAGATCAAAATTATAATATTGGAAAGTTGCAGTGAAAGTTGTAAACTGCGGAGTTATTGATGAATATGATAGATTCATTTCACTTAATGACTTTAGCATTGGTCTATTAAAAATAATAGACGAAACTGCATAACCTTCATTATTTAAGAGAGTTAATCGGATTGGATGAAAGAATGGATGATTTACATTTGAGATTGGATTTACCGTTAACGCTTGGCCTAATGAATTATTGCCAAGATTCTCTGGATTAACATTTGCTGGTTCTAAATAATTTAGCGCATTATCTAAAAATATAAAATAGTTTAGGTATGCATCAGTTAACTTAAAAGTTAATTTAAGCTCTCTAGTAAATTGATCAGCTATTGGTTTTGCACTCTGTAATTCTTGAATCTTGCCAAGTGTTCGGATTTGAGTTGGTAAAGTTGAAGAAAATCCTGGAAAATTCACAGTTTGTATAGTTGATGCCATAAAATCAGATAATGACTTATATGGCAATAGCAGACTTCTATAATATTTGTTGTACTTTTGCTGTACTACATCATTAAAGAAGTCCATTGGTAAGTTTATGAGAAAACTGTTTTGTCTGGCGTTTAATAGCATATAGAATTATCTATATTAGAATTGTCTTTAACTTTTCAATTACCTGATCAGCAGTGATTAATTTTGAACATTCGAATTGACGAGGTGTACCTTTTTGATCTGGGCACCAATTCCAATCACCAGCATTAAGCCTTAATCGGTTTGCGCAACCTGAACAAGCTCCAGTTGGTGCAGCTAATTTAATAATATCGCCATCTGGTTCATTATAAGGTTCAGTAAAACCGGAGATTTGAATACTTGGAGTATTTGTTACCCAAGCTAGCCAAGTTAATCCACTACTTATTCCAATAAATGCTGCGCATTCAGTTAATTCAGTAATTACTCGGTCAATTGTACCAGCTTCAAGTTTAGCAGCTCCAACCGGATTGCGGTTTCCCATATAACCGTCTTCTTCTCTAGATAATATTACAGGTTCATAACCATTTGCAATTAACCAATCTGTAACTTCTTGCCAGCCGGTTGGATTATTCCAATATTTTGCTTGAGCAGTACTATGAATTCCAAGGCCTACTTTTTTCTTAACTATTGGACCAGTTGGATAATTAATAATTGGTTTAACCTCTTTATATTCCAAACCTAAAATATCGGTTGCAGTTCTTTGTAATGGACCTAATTTAAAATCTCTAGGATTTTTTTCACGATCAATATTATCTCCATTATGGAACCATCCAATTCTGTACATTGCATGTAAATTAGTTACCATTTGGCCAGGTTCAATTAATTCAATATTTGGATAAGTATCTTTAAATAGTTGATTCCAAAAAGTTGAACAGATTATAATACAATCGTGCTTCTTTCTAAATTCTTCAACATACGGAAACCATGCTAAAGTATCGCCTAGTGCTTTTGACTCTAGTGGAATATAGACACGCTTGCCTTTTAGGTCAGTATTAAATATTATTACTGGATTTCCGTTCTGGTCCGTAACTTTAATTTTCCAATCTTTAAAATATTTGATTGAACTTTTTGCCCACGCTCCGCCGCTTAATTTTGTTGAATAAACTAATTTGTCAGTTTCATTATCAATAAAGTCTACTTGATATTTCATTGGACTTGTAGTTTTTAATTCAACAAACGGTCCATCTACTAAATTATGATTTACGGTAGGTAGTGCCTGAACTCCATCAATTGTTACATGATTCATTTTTGCAAAATTTTGGAAGTCATCATTTAAAAATTGAGTGAATGCGCATTTACCTAAATAATTAACAGTTACTGTATAACCTTTACGATATTCGCCTAATTTAATAAGTAGAAAGTCTCCCTTTTTAAGAGTAGTAAACTGCACTGTTCCATTATACTTAATTTCAAGTAGGTAATCTTTGGTTGCAGGTTCATCGTGAAATCCTGAAACTAGATGTAAATATAAATTATTAAAATCGTCAGCTGCTGTATAAATTTGAAATTTAGCATCGTCTCTTAGGATACCATCTCTATTCCAAACAGCTTGTGTATTTAATTCATTTGAATTTGCAATATAATTAGTTACCCAAATATCCTTAGCGTGTTTTTCTAAATAGTGTAAAAATACTCTTTCTAATTGCCAACCATTTGGGCGATCCATAAAGTAATCCTTTTTTGTTTTTACTTCATTTATAATATTTAGGGCAACCTCAGTTTTAATTGAGAAAATAAAGGTTGCCATAAATTTAGCTAGGTGAGTATCAGTTACCGAGCCTTCATGATATTCATAAATTACGGCATCATGCTGATGAGCTCTTTCTAAAAAGGCTTGGCGATATTGAAAGGTATCAAGTAGATTATCATATTCCATAAAGTGAATCATCTTCTTTCCTAGATATTTACAGAAATTAAAAGCATGTGTCATTGATCTCCAAATTGCATAGTCATGGTGATATTCCATTTCTGTATCAACTCTAGTTTTTCCAAATGTACACCATCTACCGCTGCCTACTTTATATTCTTCAAATTCAGAATTTAATAGCAGTGGATTTTCTTTATCATACAAATAATAGTCAACTAATTTTTGAATTTCCGGTTTAATTGCATAATGCGAAACCAATAAGATTGGAATTCCTGAAAATTCTCTAAGTTTTTTAATACACTCAATTAGGTCAGATTCTTTTTCTGGAGTATTTGGCCAAGTATCAACAACAAAAATATCATCAGGATATTCATTCGGCCTAATTATTGAAGGTCTATTATCTACTGAGTATTTTATGTCATTTGCAATTCCACCTTTAACTCCAAAGAAATATAGATCGCCTGGGTTTGAATTATATTCAAAAACTCCATCTGGAAAAGCTTCGTCAAAACCTTTTACTTTATGAATATCTTCTTCGGTTAAGTTCTTATAATAATCAGACCATTCTTCTGAAATATTTGCAAGCAATGGAGCTGCCCAACTTCCATCTGACTTTCTGGTTCCATGTTCAGGTCTTCCAATTGAAGCACATGTAAATATAAATGCTCCACCAGGTTTTAGCATTCGAATAATGTTTTGTAATGACATTTCATAGAACATATCATGTTCAAATACTTCAGTTGAAATTATCAAGTCAAACTGCTCGTCTGGTGCATCATATAAATGAGCAACTTGGATAACATCAACATTTTGGCCTTCTCCCACGTCTAATCCAATATAATTACAGTTGGTTAGCATAAATCGGTTATTGCCATTTATGTCCAATGATCCAATATCTAAAACTTTTTTGCCAGTGAAATATTTTGGGAAAATACCACTCATTTTTTTACAAAATTCTTGCTGTTGAGGATGTGCCATTTTTACTTATCTTTTTGTTATTATTGTTATTCCATTTAGGAAATTTACTGATTCAATATCAGTGCGAATTGTTAAACCTTTTTCTTTTGTCTGTTTAGTTAAGAAGTCTTCTCTTCTAGCATGCACGTTCCAAAATTCTTCTTGCATTTGCCCATTAAAATTAATATCATCTACTAGATTTTTTGTAAATTCAATAGAGGAACCTGGGTGTTTAAAACCGCCTTCGTAATCTTCCCAATACGACGTGCAAGTATCTTCAATTACATATACTCCTTCCGGTTTTACGTGGTCAATTAAATGATTAAATGAGGTAATTACATGACGGTTAATGTGAGACCCATCATCAAGTACCATATCAAATGGTCCCCATTTTTGGGCAACCCATTTTAAAAAATTAGCATCATCTTGAGACCCAATTTCTACAAAAACCTTTTTATCTGGATTTTCGTATTGTTTGCATGAAGGTTCAATATCAATGCCAATAATTGTTGCATTTGGATAGTATTCTCTCCAAGTAGAAAGAGACTCTCCATGCAATACCCCAATTTCAAGAATTTTTAAAGGCTCTAATTGGTTAAATGGTAACCACTTCTCGTATTTTACACAATAGTTGTGAATTTCAGAAGATTTGTCAGTGCCTTTAGAAAGGGCAATTGTATTTAGTGATCTCATATTATTTCCAAAAATAAATTAATTGTAGTGCATTATTAGGGCCGCAAAATAGTAAGTATGAATTAAAACCTAATCTGTTAAATCTGACAATAAATTCATCACGTAATTCTTCATTAAAATTAAGGTGTTCATGATGATATTCAACTGCAACATTTCGAATCTTAGCTAAGTTAGCATCACTAATGCCTTTTAGTGCAATAATTTCAGAACCTTCAATATCTACCTTTAAGAAGTCAATTCGGTCAATTAAACCATTGTCTAAAATATAGTCTAGGGTATATAGATTAACGTCGTATTGAGTAACAGTTGGATCTTTTTGATGCCATAAGTTAGAGCCACCTAAGTGAGAACTTTCAGTTAAGGTTAAGGTTCCTAATTGATCTCCAATTGCTGCATTAAATAGGACGGCATTTGCTGGCGCATTTTGTTTTAGGATCTCAAAATACCTACGATCAGGTTCAAAGGTTACAATTTTACTTGCTCCCATATGATATGCATACCGAGTAAAGATTCCAATATTTCCACCAAGATCAACCACTACATCTCCTGGTTGGATTTTAACAACTGGATTTTCTGAGCGGTGTGGATGTTCATAATCAGTTAAGTTATAAATTTCATGATAAATTGCATAATCCCATCCGTATTTATAGGCAATATCCATTGTACCACCTTGTACTTGTTTAATTGAACCTAAATTTTTAATTTCGTCCTTAGCAACAAAGAAATATTCAGTATCATGGAAATTTTGGTCTCTTTGAGCTTTAATATGGTCAATCATGATTTGAGCAAAGCCTAGATTTTTATTTCCATGAAAGTATAGAATTTGGTCTTTATTCTTTGGGATAAATTGCCAGCCGTATACTTTTCCAAAATTCTTAGGGCCTTGATCTCTCCAAAAAGAAATAAAGTGTTCCATTGCTTTGCCAGTTGTTCCAAGTAAATCGCCGTCCCATTCAGAAACATCAAAATTTGAAATTGGTAAAAACCTATTATAACCATATTTGCATCTTAGGTAATTATCAATACCTTCATCATTCCATTGTAATAAACTTGGATAGTCCGCAAGATCAGTTTCTTTATATACTGTTAAGATTTCATTAAACCACCATTCGCAATTTCGATTGTATACGTACATGCAAATATGGGCTTTGGTAGCAAGACGCTTAACTCCTTTGGCTTTGCATAAATTTTCATTAAATAATTGCTGACCTCTTGAACCGTCAGGTTTTGTATAATATCCAATAAAATCTTCCTGTACATGAATATCAGCTAATGGATAGTTTTCGATATTTGCAAAATGCTCTGATAATTTATCGATTGTATGGTTTGCAATAATATCACCATCCAACCAAACAAAATTTTCAAAACTTTCTTCAAAGGCTGCAAGACAGGCATATTGCTTCCAATACCATTTATCATAGTTTGAATAGTAGGGAATTGTTAATTTTCGGGCAATTACATTTGGCAAATAGTCAAACGGAACATCACAGTCAATTCCATAAACAATAAGTTTACGGTTTGAGAATTCCAATAGCGATTCAGCTAATTTCTGAATGATCGGCATATAGGCCAGGTTACCGCAGGTCACCCATGCAAAGTCAGTTGAGTATTCATTTACCTCAGGTTGAATGAGGTCCTGGATGTGATCTTGTGCGATTTTTGCTGCATTTTCCCAAGTGAATTGGGTTCGGATTTGTTTTGATTCCATTAGCGCGGATTTTTTATAAATTTCATAATTATCATAAACTTCTCTAAGTCTAAGCTTAAGATCTTCAAAGTTTGGCTCAACGAAATTACCTGGAGCATTTGGATTCCAAGATTCGTCATTTGCAACACCAGCTGGAACTTCTCCATGGGTTGCTACTGGTAAACCTTTACCTGCAGCAAATTCTAATTGAGCTCCCCAATCAGAATAGATTGATGGGGTACCGCAGGCCATTGCCTCAATTAGTGGAAGATTCCAACCTTCACTACGAGCACAAGAAACAAATACATCAGCCGTTTGTAATAAGTTGACATAGTCAGCTTTGCTTAAATGAGTAAGTATTTTAATGCCTTTATGAGTTAAGCCAAATTTGGCAAGACGTTCTTGAGTATTTGAACAGTCGTCATTTGCAAATGGATTTTCAACATTTAGGATAAGTTCAACATTTTCATCTTCTGAAAAGGTATCAATGAATGCTTTTATAATTTCTTTAGTAGATTTGCGATATTCCCAGCGGCCAACTACAACAAATCTAAATGGGCGACCTTCTGGAAATGAGGTCTCTCGAGAAATGGGTTTAAACATTTGGGTATCAACTCCCTCAGGTACAACCTTTACTTTATCGGCTCGAATTCCTTGGACAATTGTGCACTCTTTTTGCCAGCTGCTTGGAACCCAAACTTGGTCAAAGGTTTGTAAGTGTTTAAAAAAATCTTCTGGATATTTAGTAGTTTCCCAAACATTATAGGCAATTTTTGGGCCATCATACTTATCACCAAAATATTTATGATTAACATCATTTAAGACAATGTGAACATCAGGTTTTCCAGGATTTGGATAGTTTTGATATAGTGGAAACTCTTGTGAAAGGTTTGGGGTCTGTAAAGTTTGTTGAGTTAGGATTGTTTTTAACTCAGTATCAATATAATACTCATCATTATGAGGTTCATCATTATTATAACCCGTCCAGGTTGAACCTACTGTCCAATTTCTGACATCAACTCTTAAATCTTCTAGAGAATTTAGGGCTTTAAAGAAATTTCTAGAATGACAATTGTATCCAGTTTCCCCAATAATTGAGGTGTGCGCTTTAATTTTAATCGACATGCCTTTTGCTAAACTTTTTATTTTATACTAAAGTTTAGCAATAAGGTTATGTAATCTTAAAAAAATTATGCAGCAGTTAAGCCTAGGGCAGTTAAGACTTTGGTAACAATAACACTATCATTTGTACCCCAATCAGATATATCAGTTAACCGAACTGCACCACTACAGATAATTGCATTGCCGCTATCCATTAATTGATAAATCACAGAAACTGAGGTTGCGCCTAATTCATAGGTCATGGGTATAAATTTAATACTGGTTGCAGTTTTGCCGAGTATTGAATAGTTTTGAATATTAGTAGTCATGATTTTATTTATTTTTGTTTTTAACTAATTATGGAGCAATTTCAATTGTAATAGAATATCTTCTAAAAAATGGTAATCCAGGGGTGAAAAACGAGATCGGGCCTGGAGGTATCGATATTGGAGGTCCACCAACAAAGTCGGCAATATTAAAGCCAGTATCAATGTCAGTTAGCCGAAGCTGCACTAAGTTTACTGGGAATGGTGCACTATTGTCTAAATTAATGGTATGCTCAAAGTCTGCATTTGGCATGAAGTGCTGATAGTAATATGTAACTGGTCCACCGTTTATACTCGTGAGGCCAGTACTAAATGGGGTATTAGTAAAATAGGTATAAGGACCACTGGTTCCATCGTTTATCACTAATTCAACCATTATGTCAAACGAAGAATTATTCATAACTTCGCCGTCATATGTGTGCTCATCAGTCCAGTGTCGATAATTATAAAACTGGTCAAATCCAATTGCACCTGCAACTGCGTTGGCTGCAGCCCAATAGCTTAATCCTTGTGGGTCATTTCGGTTGATGTCATAAGTACCAGCATATGTACCACTGAGTATTTTCCATCTAAACTCAGGAGCGCCCGTCTTATCTGGGTAAATCTGATTCCCGACACTGGCAGAAGCCCCAGACTGTTGAGTTAATAGTGCAGCAATCGAAGATTTGTCGTCTGGCGCCCAAACGACCGCCATTACTCCAGTTGGTGTTCCGTCTATCGGCATTACTTATAATAATTTTTCAATTTGATCCCGTAAGTCATCAATTTGGTGCTGTTGCTGCTTGATTGCCTCAATTAGGACTGATACAAGTGCTGGATAGGCAACTGCCTTGGTGCCATTCTCATTTTCAAATACAACTTCCGGAAATACTGTTTCCATTTCCTGTGCAATAACACCCGCATGAACTCGAGTCTTATCCTCTTGATCATTTCTGGTGAAGGTAACTCCTCTCATTGATGTTACCTTAGCTAGAGCATCAGTGATGGTCTTCACATTATCTTTAACTGATCTATCTGAGTATGCTATAATATTAGCAGTTGCATAAATATCGCCGCCTACTTCTAATCGATAAGTTGGACCGGTTCCATTAGCAATAGATAGTCTGCCGTTTGTAACATCGTAGTGCATATTTGTTGCAGCTATGGTAGTTGCTGCAGAGAAGTAGGCTATTCGGTCAACTGTACTTGATGTAATAGTTCCAGTAGTACCGCCTGAAGTTCCAGAAGAACCAGTAGTTCCGGATGTTCCGCTTGAACCAGTTCCACCAGTTCCACCGCTTGTTCCGGATGTTCCAGCCGTACCTGATGCACCAGAAACTCCGCTTGTTCCACTAGTTCCAGAAGAACCAGTTCCACCAGTAGCGCCGCTTGTTCCAGAAGTTCCACTTGAGCCATTAGAACCTGATGTTCCAGAAGACCCATTAGAACCAGACGTACCTGAGGTACCTCTTGTTCCAGAAGTTCCAGAACTTCCGTTTGAACCATTAGAACCTGATGTTCCAGAGCTACCATTTGAGCCGGATGTACCGCTTGTACCTGATGAGCCATTTGATCCATTAGAACCAGAAGTTCCAGAAGAACCGTTTGAACCGGATGTACCAGAAGTACCAGATGATCCATTTGAACCAGAAGTTCCAGAAGTACCTCTTGTTCCTGAAGTTCCAGAACTTCCATTTGAGCCATTTGAACCAGAAGTTCCAGAGCTACCATTTGAGCCTGATGTACCACTTGTACCTGATGAGCCGTTTGACCCAGCAGATGCCATTAGCGTCCATTGCGCTGGACTAGTAGACGGGTTATTTCCTATATTACTTGATACTATAGAAATATAAGAACTTCCGTTAAATGAAATTACATCATTAATCGCATAAAGAGTACCACCAACCCAAATACCTTTCCATATAAAACTTGTACCACTAGTACCAGCTGATCCTGAAGTTCCTGATGTACCTGAGCTGCCATTAGAACCTGAAGTACCTGATGTTCCAGAAGAACCGTTTGAACCAGATGTACCAGAGGTTCCTGACGTACCTCGTGTTCCAGAAGAACCAGAGCTACCGTTTGATCCGTTAGAACCTGAAGTTCCAGAAGAACCATTAGAACCTGATGTACCCGAGCTTCCATTTGATCCATTAGAACCTGAGGTTCCAGAAGAACCATTTGAGCCTGAAGTACCTGAAGTACCACGTGTTCCTGAAGTACCAGACGAGCCTGATACACCTGCAGCAGATATGTCAACAATAATATCAGTGCCAGCAGATGGCGTCCAAGGTGTACCTGAAACATAAGTTACTGGAAATTCCCAATATATTCCAGTATCAAAACCTACACCAGTTGTTCTATAATATACAATTTGACCACCAATTCCACCATTTGTCTTAATTAGTGTGCCAGTACCAATTGATGGATACACTCCACTATAATTGGTTGAAGTTAATGAAACTTCCGCTATGTTTAATAGAGAAGTTGCAGCATCTAAATTACCATTATTACTATAAATTTTAGTACTGGCTAATGGAGTACCCCAATCCCAACCGTCACTAATTGCTGCTCCACTTGCTCCAGTTGAGCCTGATGTGCCGGACGTTCCTGAGCTTCCATTAGAACCGGATGTACCAGAAGTACCACGTGTTCCTGAAGTACCGGAACTGCCATTTGAACCAGAAGTTCCACTAGAGCCGTTTGAGCCGTTTGAGCCGGAAGTTCCTGAAGAACCATTAGAACCTGATGTACCAGAACTTCCGTTAGAGCCATTTGAACCTGATGTACCAGAACTTCCGTTAGAACCATTTGAACCTGATGTACCTGAAGATCCATTTGAGCCATTTGAACCTGATGTACCAGAACTTCCGTTAGAACCATTAGAACCTGAAGTACCTGAGCTTCCATTTGAGCCAGAAGTACCGCTTGAACCGTTTGAACCATTTGAGCCGGATGTTCCTGAGCTACCGCTTGAACCGTTTGAACCAGAGGTTCCTGAGCTACCATTTGAACCAGAAGTTCCCGAAGAACCGTTTGAGCCAGACGTACCGCTTGAACCGTTTGAACCATTTGAGCCGGATGTTCCTGAGCTACCGTTTGAACCAGAAGTACCTGAAGTACCTCTTGTTCCAGAAGTTCCTGAAGAACCATTTGAGCCGGATGTTCCTGAGCTACCATTTGAGCCGTTAGAGCCTGAGGTACCTGAAGTTCCACTAGAACCGTTTGAACCATTTGAACCAGAAGTACCGCTTGAACCGTTTGATCCATTTGAACCTGATGTTCCTGAAGAACCATTTGAACCTGATGTTCCACTTGAGCCATTAGAACCATTTGAACCTGAAGTACCTGAAGTTCCTGAGCTTCCGTTTGAACCAGATGTTCCTGAGCTACCATTTGAGCCGTTTGAACCTGAAGTTCCACTTGAACCATTTGAGCCGTTTGAACCTGAGGTTCCGCTTGAGCCGTTAGAACCGGAAGTACCTGAGCTACCGTTAGAACCTGAAGTTCCAGAAGAACCATTTGATCCATTAGAACCAGAAGTTCCAGAAGAACCATTTGATCCATTAGAACCTGAGGTACCACTTGAGCCGTTAGAACCATTTGAACCTGATGTTCCGCTTGTTCCCGAAGTTCCAGAAGAACCTCTTGTTCCTGAAGTTCCAGAAGAACCATTAGAACCTGACGTTCCACTTGAACCGTTTGATCCATTTGAACCAGATGTTCCTGAAGAACCATTTGAGCCGGAAGTACCAGAGCTACCGTTTGAGCCATTAGAACCTGAAGTACCAGATGTTCCAGAAGATCCATTAGAACCTGAAGTTCCACTAGTTCCAGAAGAACCATTAGAACCATTAGACCCTGAGGTACCAGAGCTTCCATTTGATCCATTAGAACCTGAAGTTCCTGAACTACCATTTGAGCCATTAGAACCAGAAGTACCGCTTGATCCATTTGAGCCATTAGAACCTGATGTACCAGAACTTCCGTTTGATCCGTTTGAACCGGAAGTTCCGCTTGTTCCAGATGTACCAGAAGTACCTCTGGTTCCTGAAGTTCCAGAAGAACCATTAGAACCTGATGTGCCAGAAGAACCGTTTGAACCTGAAGTTCCTGAGCTTCCATTTGATCCATTAGAACCTGAAGTTCCACTTGAACCGTTTGAACCGCTTGTTCCTGAAGTTCCAGATGAACCGTTTGAACCTGAAGTTCCACTAGTACCAGAAGTACCTGAAGTACCTCTTGTTCCTGAAGATCCTGAAGTTCCTGAGCTACCATTAGAGCCATTTGAACCAGATGTTCCTGAGCTACCGTTTGATCCATTTGAACCAGATGTTCCTGAGCTACCGTTAGAACCTGAAGTTCCAGAAGAACCATTAGATCCGTTTGACCCTGACGTTCCTGAAGAACCGTTAGAACCGTTTGACCCTGACGTTCCTGAAGAACCATTAGAACCGTTTGAACCTGATGTACCACTAGAACCATTAGAACCGGAAGTTCCACTAGTTCCTGAGCTACCAGTTAAGCCGGAAGAACCTGAAGTTCCGCTTGACCCGTTTGAACCGTTTGAACCTGAAGTTCCTGAGCTTCCATTTGATCCATTAGAACCAGAAGTACCGCTTGTTCCAGAAGTACCAGTTGAACCTGATGTACCTGAGGTACCACTAGTACCTGAAGTACCTCTTGTGCCAGAAGAACCGGATGTACCGCTTGAACCAGAAGTTCCTGAAGAACCGTTTGATCCGTTTGAACCCGACGTTCCTGAGCTTCCATTAGAGCCTGAAGTTCCTGAGCTTCCGCTTGAGCCATTTGAACCAGATGTACCAGAAGTTCCAGAGCTTCCATTTGATCCGTTTGAACCAGATGTTCCACTTGAGCCATTAGAACCTGAAGTTCCTGAGCTTCCGTTTGATCCATTAGAACCAGAGGTACCAGAGCTTCCATTTGATCCATTTGAACCAGACGTACCACTTGTTCCAGAAGAACCATTAGAACCGGAAGTACCAGAAGTTCCAGAAGAACCATTAGAACCGGAAGTACCTGAAGTACCAGAAGTTCCAGAAGTACCTCTTGTTCCAGAAGTACCAGATGAACCGCTTGAACCATTAGAACCAGAAGTTCCAGATGAACCATTAGACCCTGAGGTTCCACTAGTTCCAGAGCTTCCATTTGAGCCGTTTGAACCTGAAGTTCCAGATGTTCCAGAAGAACCATTTGATCCGTTTGAGCCTGATGTTCCTGAAGTTCCACTAGTACCAGAAGTACCAGAAGTACCTCTTGTTCCAGAAGAACCTGAAGTTCCTGAACTACCATTTGAACCATTAGAGCCGGATGTACCGCTTGAGCCATTAGAACCAGAAGTTCCAGAAGATCCATTAGAGCCTGAAGTACCTGAAGAACCATTTGATCCGTTTGAACCAGATGTACCTGACGTACCAGAGCTGCCGTTTGAACCTGAAGTTCCTGAGCTTCCATTTGATCCGTTTGAACCAGATGTACCGGATGTTCCGCTTGATCCATTAGATCCATTTGAACCTGATGTTCCGCTTGAACCGTTTGATCCATTTGAACCTGAAGTACCTGAAGTTCCACTTGAACCATTTGAGCCATTTGAACCTGAAGTTCCTGAAGAACCATTTGAACCTGAAGTTCCTGAGCTTCCGTTTGATCCATTAGAACCAGAAGTTCCACTTGAACCGGAAGTTCCACTTGATCCATTAGAACCTGACGTTCCTGAGCTTCCACTCGATCCATTAGAACCTGATGTTCCTGAGCTTCCGTTTGATCCATTTGAACCAGAAGTACCAGAAGAACCATTAGAACCAGATGTTCCAGAAGTTCCAGAAGAACCATTTGAGCCGCTTGAACCTGATGTTCCAGAAGTTCCTAAGCTACCGCTTGTTCCAGAAGAACCATTAGAACCTGATGTACCTGAGCTTCCGTTTGATCCATTAGAACCTGAAGTACCAGAAGAACCATTTGATCCATTAGAGCCAGATGTACCAGAAGTACCTGAACTACCATTAGAACCAGATGTTCCAGAAGTTCCAGAAGAACCATTTGAGCCGCTTGAACCTGAGGTTCCACTAGTTCCTGAGCTACCATTAGAACCTGAGGTTCCACTAGTACCGGAAGTACCTGACGTACCTCTTGTTCCAGAAGAACCTGAAGTTCCCGAGCTACCATTAGATCCATTTGAGCCTGACGTACCTGAGCTACCATTAGAGCCGTTTGAACCTGAAGTTCCTGAAGAACCGTTTGATCCATTTGAACCTGAAGTACCTGAGCTTCCATTAGAGCCGTTTGAACCTGAAGTTCCTGAAGAACCGTTTGATCCATTTGAACCTGAAGTACCTGAGCTTCCATTAGAACCCGAAGTTCCTGAGCTTCCATTTGATCCATTAGAACCTGAAGTTCCAGAAGAACCGTTTGAACCGGATGTACCTGAAGTTCCACTAGTTCCACTTGTTCCAATTGATCCACTTGAACCTGAAGTTCCGCTTGTTCCAGTTGAACCAGTTGTTCCGCTTGTTCCTGAGGTTCCAGAAGTACCAGAAGAACCATTTGATCCATTTGAGCCGGAGGTTCCGCTTGTTCCAGAAGAACCATTAGAACCAGAGGTACCAGATGTTCCAGAAGATCCATTAGAACCTGAAGTTCCAGAAGAACCATTTGAGCCTGATGTTCCACTTGAACCATTTGAGCCATTTAAACCTGATGTACCGCTTGAACCATTTGAACCTGAAGTTCCTGAAGTACCGTTAGAACCTGATGTACCTGAAGTACCAGTTGAGCCTGAAGTTCCAGAGCTTCCATTTGAACCATTAGACCCTGAGGTTCCACTAGTTCCAGAGCTTCCATTTGATCCATTAGAACCTGAAGTTCCAGAGCTTCCATTTGATCCATTAGAACCTGAAGTACCAGAGCTTCCATTTGATCCATTAGAACCTGAAGTTCCAGAAGAACCGTTTGAACCAGATGTACCACTTGAGCCATTAGAACCAGAAGTTCCAGATGAACCGTTTGATCCATTAGAACCTGAAGTACCAGAAGAACCATTAGATCCATTAGAACCTGAAGTACCTGAACTACCATTAGAACCGGAGGTTCCGCTTGTTCCAGAAGAACCATTAGAACCGGAGGTTCCGCTTGTTCCAGAAGAACCATTAGAACCTGAAGTTCCAGAAGAACCGTTTGAACCAGATGTACCACTTGATCCATTAGAACCTGAAGTTCCAGATGAACCGTTTGATCCATTAGAACCTGAAGTTCCAGAAGAACCATTTGAGCCTGAAGTTCCAGAAGAACCATTTGAACCTGAAGTTCCGCTTGAACCATTTGATCCATTAGAACCTGAAGTTCCTGAGCTACCGTTTGAACCTGATGTTCCACTTGAACCATTTGAGCCAGTTGAACCTGAGGTTCCTGAAGAACCATTAGAACCAGAGGTACCAGATGTTCCAGAAGATCCATTAGAACCTGAAGTTCCACTTGAACCGTTTGAACCATTTGAGCCTGAAGTACCATTTGATCCGTTAGAACCAGAAGTACCAGATGTACCGGAACTACCATTTGATCCATTTGAACCTGAAGTTCCAGAAGAACCATTTGATCCGTTTGAACCTGAAGTACCAGAAGAGCCATTAGAACCGGAAGTACCTGAGGTACCGCTTGAACCGGAAGAACCATTTGAACCTGAAGTACCACTAGTACCAGTTGAGCCTGAAGTTCCAGAAGTACCGCTTGAGCCATTAGAACCGCTTGTTCCAGACGTACCTCTTGTTCCAGAAGTTCCTGAGCTACCGTTTGAGCCGTTAGAACCTGAAGTTCCACTTGAACCGTTTGAACCTGATGTACCACTTGTTCCAGAAGTTCCAGAAGAACCTGACGTTCCAGAAGAACCTGACGTTCCAGAAGTTCCAGTTGAGCCGCTTGTTCCAGAAGTACCAGTTGAACCAGATGTTCCTGAGGTTCCACTTGATCCTGAAGAACCATTAGAGCCAGATGTTCCGCTTGTTCCAGAAGATCCATTCGAACCTGAGGTGCCGGAGGTTCCTGATGTACCATTAGATCCATCTACTCCGCTTATTCCACTTGTTCCTGAGGTTCCAGTAGATCCGCTTGTGCCAGAAGTTCCAGAAGAACCGGCTGTCCCTGACGTACCTGATGTACCACGAGTTCCAGAAGTTCCACTTGAACCTGATGTTCCTGATGTACCAGTTGAACCTGATGTTCCAGAAGTACCAGAAGAGCCATTAGAACCTGAAGTACCTGAGCTACCGTTTGATCCATTAGAACCAGAAGTTCCAGAAGAACCGTTTGAACCGGAAGTGCCTGATGTTCCAGAAGAACCTGAAGTACCGGATGTTCCTGATGTACCACTTGTTCCCGAGCTTCCATTAGATCCATTTGAACCTGATGTACCTGAACTACCATTAGATCCATTTGAGCCTGATGTTCCTGAGGTTCCGTTAGAACCTGAAGTACCTGAGGTTCCACTTGAACCATTAGAACCTGAAGTTCCTGAGCTACCGTTTGAGCCGTTTGAACCTGAAGTACCAGATGTTCCACTTGAACCATTAGAACCTGACGTACCTGAGCTTCCATTAGAACCAGAAGTTCCCGAGCTTCCATTTGATCCATTAGAACCTGAAGTACCGCTTGATCCATTTGAACCATTCGAACCGGATGTTCCTGAAGTACCTGAGGTTCCGCTTGATCCATTAGAACCTGAAGTTCCGCTTGAACCATTAGAACCGCTAGTTCCGCTTGTTCCATTTGAACCTGAAGTTCCACTTGTACCAGAAGAACCGTTTGATCCATTTGACCCTGAAGTTCCAGAAGAACCGTTTGAGCCTGAAGTACCAGAAGAGCCGTTAGAACCGGAAGTACCTGAGGTACCACTTGAACCAGAAGTTCCTGAGCTTCCGTTAGAACCATTTGAGCCGGATGTTCCAGAAGTACCTGATGTACCAGAGCTACCATTTGATCCATTAGAACCTGAAGTACCAGAGCTTCCATTAGAGCCATTTGAACCGGATGTGCCACTAGTTCCTGAGCTTCCATTTGATCCATTAGAACCAGAAGTACCACTTGATCCGTTTGAACCAGATGTACCGGAAGTACCGGATGTTCCAGAAGAACCATTAGAACCTGAAGTACCCGAAGTTCCTGAAGAACCGCTTGTTCCTGAGCTGCCGTTTGAACCTGATGTTCCAGAAGTTCCTGAGCTGCCGTTTGAACCTGATGTTCCTGAAGTTCCAGTTGAACCAGAAGTACCAGAGGTTCCACTTGTTCCAGAAGAACCAGTTGAACCTGAAGTTCCAGAGGTTCCACTTGTTCCAGAAGAACCAGTTGAACCTGAAGTTCCAGAAGAACCATGTGATCCGTTTGAACCTGAAGTACCGGAAGTTCCACTTGAACCATTTGAACCTGAAGTACCGGAAGAACCGTTTGATCCGCTTGTTCCAGAAGAACCAGCAGTACCGCTTGATCCATTTGATCCTGATGTTCCACTTGTTCCTGAAGAACCGGTTGATCCGCTTGTGCCGGAAGTTCCAGAAGAACCATTTGAGCCATTAGAACCGGAAGTTCCAGAAGAGCCATTTGAACCTGATGTTCCAGACGTACCTGATGTACCTGATGTTCCTGAACTACCATTAGAACCAGATGTTCCAGAGCTTCCATTTGAACCTGAAGTTCCTGAAGTACCAGATGATCCATTTGAACCGCTTGTTCCTGAAGTACCAGAGCTTCCATTTGATCCATTAGAACCAGATGTTCCAGATGATCCATTTGACCCGTTAGAACCTGAAGTTCCAGAGCTACCATTTGAACCTGATGTACCTGAGCTACCGTTTGATCCATTTGAACCACTCGTTCCAGAGCTACCATTTGAACCTGATGTACCAGAAGTTCCGCTTGTTCCAGAGCTACCATTTGAGCCGTTTGAACCTGAAGTACCACTAGTTCCAGAAGTTCCATCTGACCCAGAAGTACCAGATGTTCCACTAGAACCGTTTGAACCTGAAGTACCTGAGCTACCATTTGATCCGTTTGAACCTGAAGTTCCTGAAGTACCGGATGATCCGTTTGAACCATTTGAACCGCTTGTTCCAGAAGAACCATTTGAACCAGAAGTACCGCTAGTACCGGAAGAACCGTTTGAACCTGAAGTACCTGAACTGCCATTAGAACCTGAAGTTCCTGAAGAACCATTTGAACCAGAAGTTCCAGAAGTACCACTTGTACCAGAAGACCCATTAGAACCAGAAGTTCCTGAGCTACCATTTGAGCCATTCGAACCTGAAGTACCACTAGTTCCTGAAGAACCATTTGAACCTGAAGTTCCAGAGCTTCCATTTGATCCATTAGAACCTGAAGTACCAGAAGATCCATTAGAACCTGAAGTACCAGAGCTTCCATTTGAGCCATTAGAACCAGATGTACCAGAGCTTCCATTAGAACCGGAAGTTCCGGAAGAACCATTTGAACCGCTTGTACCTGAAGTTCCTGAAGTACCAGAAGTTCCGCTTGTTCCAGTTGAACCTGAAGTACCGCTTGTTCCAGAAGTTCCATTTGAGCCAGATTCGCCTGATGTACCAGAGCTTCCATTTGATCCATTAGAACCAGATGTTCCAGAAGAACCTGAAGTTCCGGAAGAACCGTTTGAACCAGATGTTCCAGAAGATCCATTAGAACCACTAGTCCCAGATGTTCCTGAGCTACCATTTGAACCGCTTGTTCCGCTTGAACCATTTGAACCTGATGTACCTGAAGTACCTGAGCTACCGTTTGAACCTGAAGTTCCTGAAGAACCATTTGATCCGGATGTACCTGAGCTTCCATTTAAACCGTTTGAACCAGATGTACCGCTTGTTCCTGAGCTACCGTTTGAGCCATTAGAACCTGATGTTCCTGAGCTACCGTTTGAGCCATTAGAACCTGATGTTCCAGAGCTTCCATTAGAACCAGATGTACCGCTTGAACCATTTGAGCCGGAAGTTCCAGAAGTTCCTGAGCTTCCATTAGAACCATTTGAACCTGAAGTTCCTGAGCTACCGTTTGAGCCGGTTGAACCAGAAGTACCTGAAGTACCAGAAGAGCCATTAGAACCTGAAGTACCTGATGTTCCAGAAGAACCGTTAGATCCATTAGAACCAGAAGTTCCTGAGCTACCGTTAGAACCTGATGTACCTGAAGAACCGTTTGAACCTGATGTTCCGCTTGTTCCAGTTGAACCAGAACTACCAGAAGTTCCACTTGAACCATTAGAACCAGAAGTTCCAGAGCTTCCACTTGAACCATTAGAACCAGAAGTTCCAGAGCTTCCATTTGATCCATTAGAACCTGAAGTTCCAGAAGATCCATTAGAACCTGATGTACCTGACGTACCAGAAGAACCGTTAGAACCAGAAGTTCCTGAGCTTCCATTTGATCCATTAGAACCTGAAGTTCCACTTGATCCATTTGAGCCGGAAGTTCCACTTGATCCATTAGAACCACTTGAACCTGATGTTCCTGAGCTACCATTAGAACCACTTGAACCTGAAGTTCCGCTTGATCCATTAGATCCGTTAGAACCTGAAGTTCCACTTGTTCCTGAAGAACCATTAGAACCTGAAGTTCCGCTTGAACCATTAGATCCGTTAGAACCTGAAGTACCTGAGCTACCATTTGATCCGGAAGTACCGGAAGTACCTGAGCTACCATGTGATCCGTTGGAACCTGAAGTACCCGAAGAACCATTTGAGCCGTTGGAACCTGAAGTTCCAGAGCTTCCATTAGAACCAGATTCACCAGAAGTTCCAGAGGTTCCGCTTGATCCTGAAGAACCGTTAGTTCCATTAGATCCGCTTGAACCAACTGTCCCTGATGATAAGTTTGAATTATTATATAAAGAAAATAAATTGTTTAGAGTAACTCCGTTTAATGTAGTAAAAGCTCCGCCTACCAATATTAAATTATTCTTAAGTAAAATTGTATTAATTTGAGATCCACTTGGAGAACCTGGGCCTACGGCGCTTCCTAATGCGGCATAGAATCTAATATCTTCTGTACCATCTGCAAATAATCTAACTAACTTATGACGAGTACCTCCATTAAATGAATCAAAACCTCCACCTACAAGTATACGACCGTCTGATTGAACATTTATTGTGAATCCAAGTGGGGTAAATGCTCCAGTAAAACCTGTTCCTATTTTAGTATAAAAAGCAGTATCTTCCGTACCATTTGAATTTAATCGGATTAGACCATTTTTAGTAGTTCCATTAAATGTAGTAAATCCGCCGCCGACTAATATTAATCCGTCGGCTTGACACGCAATTGCAAGTATATCAACTGCATTTGAACCTAAGTTTGAATTAAATGCTGAGTCTAATGTTCCATTTGCGTTTAATTTAATTAGGCCAGCTGCTGTACCGATTAATATAGAATTATCAGATTGAATTGTAATTGCATTAACTTGAGAAGTAATACCTGAGCCTAAGTTTGTATAGAATGCAGTATCTTCTGTACCATCTGAATTTAATCGGATTAAGCGGTTTCGGGTATTTCCATCAAATGTGGTAAATACTCCACCTACTAAAATCTTTCCATCGGCTTGAACAGCGGATTGAATAACTGTTCCATTAAATCCCAAACCTAAGTTTGTATAGAATGCAGTATCTTCTGTACCATTTGAATTTAATCGGATTAAGCGGTTTCGGGTATTAGTATTAAATGTGGTAAAGTCTCCACCTATTATAAGTTTTTCATCCGCTTGAACACTAACTGTTTCAACATAAGTTCCAGCACTAAAACCTGTACCTAAATTTGAATAAAATCCAATATCTTCAGAACCGTCAATATTTAATCTAACTAAACTCTTTCGGGTAGCACCTTTAAAAGTTGTAAAATATCCACCAATAACAATTTTAGTACTTAATTGATTTACAATTGTAATAACTTCGCTATCATTAGTGGTATTAGTAAATGCAGTAACTAATGAAGAATTAAACGACTCATTTGAAATACCATCAATTGCACTAGAACCTGAAGTACCAGCAGTTCCGCTTGAACCAGATGTACCGCTTGTGCCTGAACTACCAGCAGCTGACTCCCAGGCTGCACCAGTAAACCTATAAATATTATTATCTAATTTATTATAGATTACAGAACCTTCTTTAGCTGATCCACTTGCATTGGTAATATCGTCAATGGTTGGAATTAGTAATCCTAGCTTTGGATTTGCACTACTATCGTTAAGTTCAACACCACCTGGCGAAGTTATTTTATATGACATCTAGCTTAATTTCTTTTTTTTGAATAGACTGAATCTTAGCCTATTTACTGATCAATATTATTTATTTAAGATAGGCCAGTATTATATCAATCCATCACTAATTATTTCAACTCGTGCAGCAATTGCGATTTGGTCAGATGTATTATTTGCAATATTAATAAGTAAAATTGCTCCACTTATTGTAAAAGTTGGGATAGATACCCAAAGTACTGAATCTTGAGCAAGCGTAATTTCAGTAAATCCATTTCCAACAATTGAAACAGTTCCAGCAATATTTTTAACAGCTCCGCTATACATTCGATAATCAACCTCATTAGAGCCTCCCGCACTACCTATCATATAAATTTGAATACCATATATTCTATCCACTGTATTAAACTCAAATGATTTATTATTTACAATATCAATTTTTAAGCCAGCAGAGCCAAAGGCTGAAATTGGATCAGAGTATAAAATATTTGAATGAGCCTGTTTTACTCCAGTCGTTATATTTTGATGGCGGCTGTATACTACTTCATTTGGCATTTCAGCAACAGCCTGGGTTCCAATTAATAGGGCATCTAGTGTAGTATCTTCAAATATACCAAAGGTTGAATCAACTACAGTGGTTCCACCTGCACCAAATACCGTATATTGAGATTGAGTACCGGATACTGAAACCGAAGTTCCGCTTGAACCAGATGTACCGGAAGTACCACTTGAACCGTTTGAGCCTGAAGTACCAGTTCCACCAGAAGTACCGCTTGAACCGTCTGAGCCCGAAGTACCAGTTAAACCCGACGTTCCGCTTGAGCCGTTTGTTCCAGAGACTCCATCAATACCTGATGTTCCAGATGAACCATCTGAACCAGAAGTTCCGCTTGTTCCAGTTGAACCTGAAGTACCAGAAGTTCCGCTTGATCCATTAGAACCTGAAGTTCCAGAAGAACCATTTGAGCCTGAAGTTCCGCTTGATCCATTAGAACCTGAAGTTCCGCTTGATCCATTAGAACCTGAAGTTCCTGAAGAACCGTTTGAGCCATTTGAACCAGAAGTTCCGCTTGAGCCGTTTGAACCAGAAGTTCCTGAAGAACCAGAGGTACCAGAAGTACCAGATGTTCCGCTTGTTCCAGCTGAACCTGATGTACCTGAGCTACCATTTGTTCCTGAGACTCCATCAATACCGGACGTACCGCTAGTACCAGAAGTACCGTCTGATCCACTTGAACCAGAAGTTCCTGATGTTCCAGTTGAACCTGAAGTACCAGTTGAACCCGATGTACCAGAACTACCAGAAGTTCCGCTTGTTCCAGTTGAACCTGATGTTCCCGAAGTTCCAGTTGAACCTGAAGTTCCAGAAGTACCGCTTGAACCGGAAGTACCGCTAGTACCAGATGTACCAGTTGAGCCAGAAGTTCCAGATGTACCAGTTGAGCCAGAAGTTCCAGATGTACCAGTTGAACCGGAAGTACCAGATGTACCAGTTGAGCCTGATGTTCCTGAACTTCCAGTTGAACCAGAAGTTCCCGAAGTTCCAGTTGAACCGGATGTTCCAGAAGTACCGTTTGAGCCTGATTCTCCCGAAGTTCCTGAGCTACCGTTTGTTCCAGAGACTCCATCAATACCAGAAGTTCCGCTTGTTCCTGATGTACCATCAGAACCTGAAGTACCGCTTGTGCCTGAAGTTCCACTTGTTCCGCTTGTGCCTGAAGTTCCAGTTGAACCGGAAGTTCCGCTTGTACCCGAAGTACCAGTTGAACCGGAAGTTCCGCTTGTACCCGAAGTACCAGTTGAACCGGATGTACCAGAAGTACCAGAAGTTCCGCTTGTTCCAGTTGAACCTGAAGTACCGCTTGTTCCAGAAGTTCCATTTGAGCCAGATTCGCCTGATGTACCAGAGCTACCGTCTGTTCCAGAGACGCCGTCTATTCCAGAAGTTCCGCTTGTGCCTGATGTTCCATCTGACCCAGTTGAACCAGAAGTTCCGCTTGTTCCAGAAGTACCAGAGGTTCCGCTTGTGCCGGTTGAACCAGAAGTACCGCTTGTTCCGTCTGAACCTGAAGTACCGGAAGTACCAGTTGTTCCGCTTGTACCGGAAGTTCCAACTGAACCATTTGAACCTGAAGTACCAGAGGTTCCGTCTGAACCTGAAGTACCGGAAGTACCAGTTGTTCCGCTTGTACCTGAAGAACCATCTGTTCCTGAGACTCCATCAATACCGGAAGTACCTGAAGTACCGCTTGTTCCGTCTGAGCCTGAAGTACCTGATGTTCCGCTAGTTCCATTTGACCCAGTTGAGCCTGAAGTACCGGAAGTACCAGTTGAACCTGAAGTTCCTGAAGTACCAGTTGAGCCTGAAGTACCGCTTGTGCCACTAGAACCAGTTGCAGCAATTATGGCTAAGAAAATTTCATGATTATTTGCAAACTGTGGAGTACCACCAGAACTAACTAGTGCAACTGGAACAGTCCAGTAATTGGAGGCTCCAGTAATTAAGGTAGTTGCTCCATTAATAACCCATACTTGATAATTTGCACTATTGTTTTGATCTTGAATTGTTAATTGTTGACCTACTTGTAATAGAGCTAAAAATATATCAATATCAGTTATTGGAGCATCCGTTAAATGATTTATGTTTATTTGGGTTGCACTAATTTGTGTTGCATTATTCCAAAGAATATGACCATCTCCAGGATTACCTGATTGTGCATTATCGTTAGCTTCATAATAGAATACACTAGTTGAAATACCATTTGCACCGGAAGTACCAGAGGTTCCATCTGAACCGGAAGTTCCATCGGATCCATTTGTTCCATCAATACCTGAAGTACCTGAGGTTCCGTCTGAACCGTTTGAACCTGAAGTTCCACTTGTTCCAGAAGTACCATTTGAACCTGATTCGCCAGAAGTTCCAGAGCTACCATCTGTTCCAGAGACTCCATCAATACCGGAAGTACCGGAAGTACCAGAGGTTCCGTCTGACCCTGAAGTTCCGCTTGTGCCTGAAGTTCCATCTGAACCAGTTGAGCCTGAAGTACCTGAAGTACCAGTTGAACCAGAAGTACCAGAGGTTCCGTCTGAACCAGAAGTACCAGAGGTTCCGTCTGAACCAGAGGTGCCGCTTGTTCCAGAAGTACCGTCTGAACCGCTTGTGCCTGAAGTACCGCTTGTTCCATCTGAACCTGAAGTACCAGAGGTTCCACTTGTACCTGAAGTACCATTTGAACCTGATTCTCCTGAAGTTCCTGAGCTACCATCTGTTCCAGAGACTCCGTCTATTCCTGAAGTACCTGAGGTACCGCTTGTTCCATCTGAACCGCTTGTTCCGTCTATTCCCGAAGTTCCTGAAGTTCCGTCTGAACCTGAAGTACCGGAAGTACCGTCTGAACCTGAAGTACCAGAAGTACCGTCTGAACCTGAAGTACCAGAAGTACCGTCTGAACCTGAAGTACCAGAAGTACCAGTTGAACCTGAAGTACCAGAAGTACCGTCTGAACCTGAAGTACCAGAAGTACCGTCTACTCCGCTTAGACCTGAACTACCAGAGGTTCCACTAGAACCATCTGTTCCATTTATACCATCTGTTCCAGAAGTACCATCTGAGCCTGAAGTACCTGACGTACCATCTGAACCATTTGTTCCATCTATTCCTGACGTGCCGCTTGTTCCATCTGATCCGTTTGTTCCATCAATACCAGAAGTACCGCTTGTACCTTCTGAACCAGAAGTTCCACTAGAACCATCTGTTCCAGAGACTCCATCAATACCAGAAGTTCCAGAAGTTCCATCTGATCCGTTTGAACCTGAAGTACCGCTTGTTCCATCTGAACCTGAAGTTCCACTTGTACCATCTGAACCATTAGTTCCATCTATGCCTGAAGTACCAGAGGTTCCATTTGAACCTGATTCTCCAGAAGTTCCTGAGCTACCGTCAGTTCCAGAGACTCCATCGATACCTGAAGTTCCGCTTGTACCTGAAGTACCGTCTGAACCATTTGTTCCATCAATTCCAGAAGTTCCACTTGTACCGTCTGATCCTGAAGTACCAGAAGTACCATCTGAACCAGAAGTTCCACTTGTTCCTGACGTACCATCTGAACCTGAAGTTCCTGAAGTACCATCTGAACCTGATGTACCACTTGTACCATCTGAACCTGATGTACCAGAAGTACCGTCTGAACCGGAAGTTCCTGAAGTTCCATCTGACCCGTTTGAACCTGACGTACCGCTTGTTCCATTAGAACCTGATTCGCCAGAAGTTCCACTAGAACCATCTGTTCCAGAGACTCCATCAATACCGCTTGTACCTGAAGTACCATCTGAACCATTAGTTCCATCTATACCTGAAGTACCTGAAGTTCCATCTGAGCCTGAGGTACCGCTTGTTCCATCTGATCCGTTTGAACCTGAAGTTCCACTTGTTCCATTTGAACCTGATTCGCCAGAAGTTCCTGAGCTACCATCTGTTCCTGAGACTCCGTCTATACCTGAAGTTCCGCTTGTACCGGAAGTACCGTCTGAACCATTTGTTCCGTCTAATCCAGAAGTACCGGAAGTACCATCTGACCCGCTTGTTCCTGAAGTACCATCTGACCCGCTTGTTCCAGAAGTACCGTCTGACCCGCTTGTTCCAGAAGTACCATTTGAACCAGAAGTACCATCTGACCCTGATGTACCTGATGTACCGCTTGTTCCAGAAGTTCCAATAGAACCGGATGTTCCAGAAGAACCATCTACGCCACTTAAACCAGAGCTACCACTTGTTCCAGAAGAACCATCTGAGCCTGAAGTACCATCTATTCCTGATGTACCAGAAGTTCCATCTGAACCACTAGTTCCATCTGAGCCTGAAGTACCGCTTGTACCATCTGATCCATTTGTTCCATCTATACCACTAGTTCCAGAAGTACCATCTGAACCGGAAGTTCCGCTTGTGCCTTCTGAACCGGAAGTTCCACTAGAACCATCTGTTCCAGAGACTCCATCAATACCGCTAGTTCCAGAAGTACCGTCTGATCCGTTTGAGCCAGATGTACCGCTTGTTCCATCTGAACCTGAAGTTCCACTTGTACCATCTGAACCGTTTGTTCCGTCTATTCCACTTGTACCAGAAGTTCCATCTGAACCATTTGAACCTGATTCTCCAGAAGTACCTGAGCTACCATCTGTCCCAGAGACTCCATCGATACCAGAAGTACCCGAAGTACCATCTGAACCATTAGTTCCATCTATTCCTGAAGTACCTGAAGTACCATCTGAACCTGATGTACCATCTGATCCTGAAGTACCAGAAGTTCCATCTGAACCATTTGAACCTGATTCGCCAGAAGTTCCGCTTGAACCATCTGTTCCTGAGACTCCATCAATACCTGAAGTTCCACTAGTACCACTTGTTCCATCTGAACCATTAGTTCCATCTATGCCTGAAGTACCTGAAGTACCGTCTGACCCATTAGTTCCATCTATACCTGAAGTACCTGATGTACCGTCTGAACCATTTGAACCTGATTCTCCTGAAGTACCTGAGCTACCATCTGTCCCAGAGACTCCATCGATACCAGAAGTACCAGAAGTACCATCTGAACCATTAGTTCCGTCTATACCCGAAGTTCCACTTGTTCCGTCTGAGCCTGAAGTACCGCTTGTTCCATCTGAACCTGAAGTACCTGAGGTACCGTCTGACCCATTTGAACCTGATTCTCCAGAAGTACCTGAGCTACCGTCTGTTCCAGAGACTCCGTCTATTCCTGAAGTACCTGAGGTACCGCTTGTTCCATCTGACCCATTAGTTCCATCTATACCTGAAGTTCCACTTGTTCCATCTGACCCATTAGTTCCATCTATACCTGAAGTTCCACTTGTTCCATTTGAACCTGATTCGCCAGAAGTTCCAGAGCTACCATCTGTTCCAGAGACTCCGTCTATTCCACTTGTTCCTGAAGTACCGTCTGAACCGTTTGTTCCGTCTATTCCGCTTGTTCCAGAAGTTCCAGCAGTACCGGAAGTTCCACTTGTTCCATTTGATCCTGAAGTTCCACTTGTTCCATTTGAACCTGAAGTACCATCTGAACCAGTTGAGCCTGAAGTTCCGCTTGAACCGTCTACGCCGCTTAGGCCTGAACTACCACTTGTTCCAGAAGAACCATCTTCTCCATTTGTACCATCTATACCGGACGTACCAGATGTTCCATCTGATCCTGAAGTTCCATCTGATCCTGAAGTTCCGCTTGTTCCATCTGAACCATTTGAACCTGATTCTCCTGAAGTACCTGAGCTACCGTCAGTTCCAGAGACTCCATCGATACCTGAAGTACCGGAAGTTCCGTCTGAACCATTTGTTCCGTCTATTCCAGACGTACCAGAAGTTCCATTTGAACCTGAAGTTCCGCTTGTACCATCTGAACCGGAAGTTCCAGAAGTTCCATTTGAGCCTGATTCTCCTGAAGTTCCACTAGAACCATCTGTTCCAGAGACTCCGTCAATGCCTGACGTACCCGAAGTTCCGTCTGACCCGTTTGAGCCATTGGAACCAGAAGTTCCAGAAGTACCGTTTGAACCTGAAGTACCACTAGTTCCATTTGAGCCTGACGTACCGGACGTACCATCTGACCCGTTTGAACCTGATTCGCCAGAAGTTCCTGAGCTACCGTCTGTTCCAGAGACTCCATCAATACCGCTTGTACCGGAAGTTCCATTTGAACCATTTGTTCCATCTATACCTGACGTACCGCTTGTTCCATTTGAACCTGAAGTACCACTTGTTCCATTTGAGCCGGATTCTCCTGAAGTACCACTTGTTCCATTTGAGCCGGATTCTCCTGAAGTACCTGAGCTACCATCTGTTCCAGAGACTCCGTCAATACCTGAAGTACCACTTGTTCCATCTGATCCTGATGTTCCAGAAGTTCCATCTGAACCATTAGTTCCATCAATTCCAGAAGTACCTGAAGTTCCGTCTGAACCAGTAGTTCCATCAATTCCAGAAGTACCTGAAGTTCCGTCTGAACCATTAGTTCCATCTATACCTGAAGTACCTGAAGTTCCATCTGAACCATTAGTTCCATCAATTCCAGAAGTACCTGAAGTTCCGTCTGAACCATTAGTTCCATCTATACCTGAAGTACCTGAAGTTCCATCTGAGCCTGAGGCTCCAGAGGTTCCGCTTGTTCCTGCACTACCGGCTGTGCCAGCAGTTCCACTACCTGATGCAAATTCTACTAAATCTGTATCTAATACTCCATCACGGTACCAATATTTATGAGAGCTGCCGCCGAAGATAAGGCGGACTTCCATTGATTGAAAACGGATGGCTGAAAGGATCGCTGTATTTGCTGCAGCAATCGCAGCAGTTTCGTTTGCCCCGGTATAAGGTCCGGACCAAGCATCTACTGGTACTGGGTTAACCGGCTGTATACCATACGGTAATTGTAATCCTGGAGTTAATGACATATTCTATTATCTAGTTATTTGGTGTCGATGCGATGTTCCATAAGGAGTCGCATTTGTCATGGTATAGTTACGATACGATACGTTAGTACCGTAGGAGTCAACTACATTAAATGTTGATAAAACATAATTTCCAGTAATATCTGCGTTTAATGCATCTAAGTCAACTACACTGCTTAAACTTAGTGTAGCTGGCATTGCTGCTGTAAAATTGATTTGAGTAGTACCCGTTAATAAATTAAATGGATTACTTCCATCCGTAAATATTCGGGATCCTAGTGCTCTAATATCACTTGAAGTTGTTGGAACTGCGGATGATGGTCCGTAAAATATTAGATTTAAAAAACTAACTGTGGTATTTCCACCAGTTGCAAAACTTGATAAGGATGTTTGATATGCATCAATTACTTTTACTCTATAATAGATGGTAGTTGACGCAAATAACGTAATATCATTATGATTAGTTAATGTAATGCTTGAAGTACCTGGACCAATTGATACCTCTGATCCAATATCTACCCATAAACTATTATTTAATGAGTATTGTAAAGTATAACTAGATAAGGCACTGTTTACACTATTTCTGGTAATAGTTCCGCTTAAATTAGTATTAATATTTCCTTTTTCTCTTTTTGTATTTGTTTCAGGTGAAGTACTTGAAACTGCAGCAACTGTTAAGGAAATTGATGGTGCTGAATATGCGATTGGCGTAATATTTAAAGTAGCAGTCGCAGTTGCACCAATTGAATCAGTTACAATATATCTGTAATTAAAAGCAGAGGTATTATAATTAGTATCGGTGAGTGAATGTGTAAATGTACTTGGCGTAGTAGTTGAGGTTGATAAAACTACCCATGAACCTGCACCGCCTCTTCGCCATTCAAGAGAAACACTACTAATTGTTGCTCCTAAACTATTTATAGTATGACTAAAATTTAGAACATTACTAATTGCTGTTTGATTAAACGCAATTGATGTGCTAGAAGTTAGAGCAACAGTTGGAGTAATTGGCTCAGCAATTGCTAAACTAATTACCTCAGCTGCAGTTTTTCCAGTTGCTGGAATAGTACTACCGCTTACATAACGTCCAAAAGTTCTACCTCCAGTTAATGAAACAATTAAATCAGTTGGATAAGTAAAAGTATCACCACTTGTTCCAGAAGTTCCGTCTGAACCAGAAGTACCAGTTGAACCGTCTTGTCCGCTTGTACCTGAAGTTCCGTCTGAACCAGTAGTTCCATCAATTCCAGAAGTACCTGAAGTTCCATCTGAACCATTAGTTCCATCAATTCCAGAAGTACCTGAAGTTCCGTCTGAACCATTAGTTCCATCTATACCTGAAGTACCGCTTGTTCCGTCTGAGCCGGAAGTACCAGTTGAACCGTCTTGGCCACTTGTACCTGAAGTTCCATCTGAACCTGAAGAACCTGCTTCTCCGCTTGTACCTGAAGTACCGTCTGAACCAGATGTTCCATCTGAACCAGAAGTACCAGAAGAAAAACCTAATGGACTTGTTCCAGAAGAACCGGACGTACCTGACGTACCGTCTGAACCAGAAGTACCAGTTGAACCATCTTGACCGCTTGTACCTGAAGTACCAGAAGTTCCATCTGAACCAGAAGTACCAGTTGAACCATCTTGACCGCTTGTACCTGAAGTACCAGAAGTTCCATCTGAACCAGAAGTACCAGTTGAACCATCTTGGCCACTTGTACCTGAAGTACCAGAAGTTCCATCTGAGCCTGATGTACCAGTTGAACCGTCTTGGCCACTTGTACCTGAAGTACCCGACGTACCATTTGAGCCAGAACCACCAGAACCGGCACCAGGAGAATCACTATAATAAGCGTTACCAGCAGCATCAACTACCAAAAACTTATTTAATGAATTATCTTGACTTAGGTTGCTAAGATCAACCTGTTTTATTTTGAGTTTATTAGACATTATACTGGACTTGCATTTTTCTACCTACAGTTATTTATCAGTATACTGTATGCGATAAGGCAGATCCGGTTTATCTATTTTCTTTTGCGTAAATTATTGCATCTACGTACTTAGCAGAAGCTGTATTAGGTTTAATATTTGAAAGATCCGCATTAAACGGGCTTGATTCTCGATAATCTGCTTTATAAAAAAGATCAGGTTTTCTATCATCTGTTACTCCAGCGTTATGCATAATTGTACAACGGTCATAATCCTCAATTGAGGAAGTTCCCCAACTAAAATTTAAGTCAGGTGTAATTATTGTTTGTGCACCAATTTTCCAGCCACCCCAAAGAACTGCCCACATATCCGCACACCATTTTTGTACAGGATTATAGATTTTTAACTCTTCTGGTGTTAATGTATTGCGTTCTTGACTTTCTCTATCTGCCATATACTTATACATAGTTAATGAATCTGAAATTACCTCTTTCCAAAAGTCAGAAGTAACGCCTTTCATTAAATATTGAGCACCGCCTGACCCTTCTTGATTTTTTTCTACTATTTCAGGAGAAATTTTTGTTAAACTACAAAGGTCAATGAATAGGTCTTCTGATTTACTTTTAATATAATTTGCGCCAATATAAGAAACGGTATCACTTACATACCAATATAAATTGTCATGCATTGAGTCGAAATCTGGAAGTTCTCTAAAGATAATATCTGAATCATGATAAAAAACGGTTTCACCACGTAATTCTGGATATTTTATCCAATGCTGTTCAAGAATATCAGGCCTAAGAATTGGAATGTATCCAAAGTTTTGAGTTATTCTTTTTTTATAGAAAAAGAATCTAACCATTGGATATTTTCTAGCTAGGGCAAGACCTTCTTGGCTAGGCTCGTCATTATAGGCAAATAGAATTTCTATCCAATTTGGATTAATTCCATTTTTCATAAAATTGTGGATTACCACCTCAACTTGCCAATGGAAGTATTGATGGTCAGGCTGTGCTGATATAAAAATAGTCTTCTTTGTTAACATAATAAATTATACTAACTACCTTAATAGAGTTTAGGTAAGTTATGGTCGCCTTGTTGTAGTTGTAGTAGTTTCACCAATTACGCAACTCCAAATTTCTCCATTAAATGCACAACTTCCGCTTGGGGTAACATTAAATATTGCATTATCCGGATAGCTAAGTACACATAAACTAACTGTAGTAAATGCTGCAATTTGAGTCATTTGTAAATTACCGTCACAGTCTGTATAGTCAAAGTCGTTTGGTCCATCCATTGTATTTTCAACGGATACACAGTTGCAAGGATTTGCGGTAGTCGTAGTTGTAACTTCTCCATCAAATACCGTTGTAGTGGTAGTTGTAGGCTCAGCTGTTGTGGTTGTAGTAGTTTCAAATTCAGGCTCAACGGTTGTTGTACTAGTTGTAGTAGGGGCTATTGTTGTTGTACTAGTTGTAGGTTCAACCGTTGTTGTACTAGTTGTAGTAGGGGCTATTGTTGTTGTACTAGTTGTAGGCTCAACCGTTGTTGTACTAGTTGTAGGCTCAACCGTTGTTGTAGTTGTAGTAGGGTCAACTCTAGTTGTTGTACTAGTTGTAGGCTCAACCGTTGTTGTAGTAGTCGTAGGTTCGGATATTGGTTCAGTTGTGGTAGTTGTAGTAGGCTCAACCGTTGTTGTAGTAGTCGTAGGTTCGGATATTGGTTCAGTTGTGGTAGTTGTA